TTATTTTTTTTCGTCATTTATCCTTACTTGGTTTGTGCAGGAAGAATATAATTGTATTCTGCCAAACCACTGTCAACAGTAAGTTGCATAGCACCCTGATCGGAAATGCTCATAGTAACCTTACCATCTAAGTTTAAAATTGCTTGTACCTGTGCTACAGGCCATGCCCATGCGTGTTTCAAACTACCTTGTATATCTGGATGAAATACAAATGATCCTGCGTGTTGTGAAGCATCACCAAAACTAAACACAAGGTTATTGTTTTCTGTTTTAACTGTAAACACAGTTTCTTCAGAGTGTGCTAAACTTTGAAACTTCATACGTTGAATAGCCGCCATACTTGGCTCAACTACTACGTCCCAACTCGCACCTTTAAACTTAACAGTTTTAAGTTTTTCATCAATGATCTGCTTGTTCATAAAGCGATAATCATTTTCAAAGTCACCTGCTTCGTTTTCAAAGTGAATATGTGTTGGAACAGTTTCGCCATTGCGTTCTGCTTGTTCAACAGTAATTTTAGAATTCTTTTGATATTCTGGGCATTTCAAATGCAAACTTAACTTATCTAAGTTAGGCATTCCAAATGTACCTGTAAATTCTGCTACAGGGTTCTTAGTCTTAGAACTAAGAATAACTGAACGATCTTCTGCCATCGATTCGATAGTAGTATCTGTTTCGTTTGTTACCTTTACAATGTTAAGAAATCCTAACGAATGTGTATGGGCAACGATGTCTTGTAAAATGTCTTTCATGGTTGGTCTCCTATTGTTACATTATATTTAGAAAATGCTTCTTTGTCAAGTGTTTTTTCTTGGCTAATGAAGTCAATTACATCAATTCTCGCTTTGAATCCAATACTGTTTAATTGAGTTGTATCAGCAGTATTGTCCTTGCGTTCTTGTTTTCCTCCTTCACGCATTGGAATATTTTTCAATCCTTTTGCTTGAAGTAGTTTGGATAAATGATATGACTTGCCTGTGCCTATATCAATTACACCTTTTAGTTTACTATTCATTATCATAGTAACTGCTCTACACACATCAGCAATGTGTATAAAATCTCTTGAATGATTGTTAATATATTCAACATCATTTCTCATAAGTTTTGGAATAAACATATTAGGTCTTGCATCGGATCCATAAATGGTTGTAAATCTTAAACCAACTGCATTATCAGGTGCTTCTTTCTCCATAATATGTTTTGTGTATGCATATGGATTTCTTTCTGGTTCTTTAGCAGTGCTCGAACTTGCATAATAGATAGGAACATTATAAAAGCCAAATAATCTTTTAGTTGCTTCTACATTGTTTTTCCAATACTCCATAGGTGAATCAAAACTTTCTCTTACTCCACTCTTACCAGCCAAATGCACAACAGCATCTACTTCTGGTAAGTCACAGGTATTTAGGTCTGAACCTAATTTAAGATCAATAAACGTCATATCGTAAATACCACGCCAAAACATTTTTAATGTTGATCCGAGCATTCCTTCGCTACCTGTGAGTAAAATCTTCATGCGGCTAATTCTTCCTGAATGTATCTTTTTAATTCTTTGTCTTGTACGTCCGTAGGTATTTCATTTTTGTAAAAGATTCTATAACTGTCAGAACCATACTTACCAATGCCGTATAATTGTGTAGCATCTTCACCGTCCCAATCACCAAATTGTTCGCTCATTCGATACAGTCTTTCTGCTCGAACACGTTGCATACCTAATGGTTGTAGCACGTCTTCAATTTCTTTTTTAGTAGCATATAGTAAACTACCATGTGTAGGCCAACGTCTAAAGAACTCTGTAAGTACAGGTTTAGTTTGACGTCTGTTTACTTGATTAAGACAAATAACACCAACCATATGTTGCCATACGTTGTCGACTTGCTGTTGTACCATTAGATCATCACGCATTGTATCTCTTTCCATCAAATACACAAACAAATTCTAACCAATAGTCACCAGTGTTATGAACTTTATGGAATACATTATCTTCAATTAAAACAATGTCACCTTCTTTAACATCAAACATTTTATGATCAAGTTCCATTTTACCTTCACCTTTTGTAAACATATAAACTTCTTCTTGACCTGCGTGTCTATGTCCATTTGTACTTTGACCCGCTCGCAACTTTGTTTTACTCAACATTAAGTTTTTTAATGTTTTATTATCAAACAATTGATACTGTGCATTGTCTTTAATTAACTCACCGCCTACATCAAAGTTTTCATATTTCATTTCTTTACTCCAAAATGTTTATAGGATTGCTGTACACACTTTGCCTGATAGTAACAATCTGCAAGTGCATTGTGTAAACTTTCTTGAATTGCTTTACGTGGATCACTCGGCATCATAGCAAACAATGTTCTGCTATCTCTAATTTGCCAGTAGTTCCACGGTACAGGCTTTTGTGCTTCTTTGTATAAACTTTGTAATATAACAAAGTCAAAAGTAGGACCTTGACACCAAATGTAATCTAAACCAACTGCCCACTTGTTAAGTTGTTTAAGCATTTCTTGGACACCCACTCTATCTGTGTGTTCACCAAATGCTTCATCTTGTATTGCTTGATCTTGTTTACTCCACCAAGCAAGAGTATTATCATCAATTGAACGATTAAACTTTTCTGTTTGTTCTTCTACATCACCACGAAGGTATAATCCACTATGTGGCTCCGTATTTGAAAACGGATCAAACTTAATTGCACCAAGTGTCATAATAACACTATCTGGCTCAACGCCAAGTGTTTCTAAGTCTATCATACCGTGAGTAGCCATTTATCCTCCAAAGTCAAATAAGTTGTTAAATGTATTCTTAGTCTTTGTGCTTTCTAAATCATACTTCAGCACACCAATCAAGTTATCAAGTTTATTGTCAATAATTGTTCCTTCCATAGCATCGCCATCGAAAGGAAGATCTTTAAACCATTGTGGCAAATGCATTTCATCTACAGGATATGCAACCGAAGTATATCCCATAGGATTTTGTTTTAATTTACAAACAATTACCTTCATACCGTCAACAATCTCTTGCGAATATTTGTCGCCATTCATACGTTTGAGTGTGTTCCAGTTGATACTTGCTCTGACGTGTCCAGGCATATTAGCCTTGCCTTGTTTCTTTTCAAGACGCTCATAATGACCGATCTTGTTTGCACGTTTAGGAGAACCTTTCTCCCAACCTGGACGACTCTTAAATTCTGTTCTAAATTCAGTAATACGATCAAGTAGTTTATCTTCATCTGCTTCTTGTAATACCATAAGCAATAGTTCACTTAGGAAGTCCTGCATAAACACAGGAGTATCAGATCTTTTAAGATCAAGACCCATTGCTTTTACTTTACCTGGCTTACCATCTACATCTTTTCTATTACCTTCCTCGTCATACACCAATGCCGCATAACGCTTCTTAGTAATATACAATCCGCTTTCAGCAACAATCTCTCTACCTGCGGCAATAACTTCTGCACGGCTCTTTGGGCAATGAAACGTGTCGGCCATAAACTTGCTAAATGATTTATTTGCTTCGTCGCAGATTTGATCATAAAGTGTAATCACACTATCTTTAGTCCACGGAATCTTGCCCGCTTCAATATCTTGTTTAAGAATAGGATATGCACTGAAATACACAGAGTCAGTGTCACCGTATATAATACACTTACCTACGTGATTGTATTCACCTGTGGCAACTTTGTTAACTTCTGCGGCCATATGTTTTGCAATTTGTCTACCTGTTAATGTAGTTGATTGACCGATACGTGGGTCAAAAAACCTACAACCAGGATTAAGAATAGCACCATACAAACTGTTTAGGTTAATCTTTTTAACCAACTGTCGTTTGTCCCAAAACTCTATTTCTGCTTTGTTAGTTGCATTAATAGCCTTTTGTTTCATAGCCTGCATTTCTTTACGTTCTTGATACCAACGTTTTAGCAATCCGGGAATAATGCCTTCAAACTCATATGTAAAAATTGTACCATTAGCACTCAGCATCCAAGGATTATTACTGTCAAAAATAATTTTGCTAATTTGTGCGCCACTCATTACTTCTGATTGGCCATTTTCCCAATCAACTGTAATCGAAATATCTCTACGTTCCTCCATTACAGCATCAAATTCAATAGTACCAAAACGTCCTTCCCAAGCCGCCGCAAATGATTTCTTTTTTAGATTCATTTGTTCGCCAAGGTATTTGTTTGTATGTTCAGGACGTAATTGACCTATGATAGTTTCTGGAGCCATATTTAAAGCACGAATTACACTCGGATATAGACTGTTCAAGTCCATTGAACCTATCCATTTATGTACACCTACTTTCGGAAATGCAACATAAGCACCAGCGGCTGGATCTGAACCGGGTTCACGTTTTACTCTGTTAGGAACTTGCATTCCTCTGTGATGGGATTCGTTAATGATTGCTTGTTCTGTAACTGCTACTGCACCCATTGTGGTCTGTAGCAAAACTGTATTTGCATGAGCAAGTTCGTTACTAAGATCAATAAATCTTAGTTTTTTGTCCAACTTGTCCAGTAGTGCAACGTCTTGTCTGTTGTACTCAATGAACGTTCTGAAGTCATTGTTATAAAGTTGATCGAGCGTACCTTCGTACACAGTTTTCTTTTCACCGATCTCCATTTCACCAATGGCATCAAGTCTATAAGTGTGTCTTTCTTCATATGTGTATTTACGATATAATTCCAAACTATCTAAATGCACTCTGCCTATTAGGTCATAGGTTTCTTGTGTTCTACCGAACTTTTCATATTCACGCTTTTTAGGAAATTGATCCCACAAACAAAAACGTCTTGTGTCGTCTTTGCTTAATACTTTTGCTACACGATTAACAGTGTACGGAATATCATAACCTTCACTGTTCCAACCTGTAATAATGTCTGCATCTTGAATCAAATCAAGAAACGTTTTAAGCATATCGCTTTCATCTGCAAACAAGTGTGTATTGGAAAAATCTTTACATTGTTCTTCTGCTTGTTCCATTGTAAGTGTCTTAGGTGGAACAGCAAGTGTTACAAGTGTATCAAGCCATTGTAGATGTACGGAAATAGCAGTAATTGGCATAAACGGATCTGCAGGATCAGCAAATCCACGTTCAGGATCAAAGTCTGTCTCAATATCAAAAAATGCAATGTTTAGTTTAGGAGCATCGTGATTAAGATAATTCTCGCTTAGACATTGAAATATTGGATTGATGTCACTTTCATATAATTCTTTGTTTTTGTTTATTGCAAGTTCTTTGCGGAAATCTTTTGTATTTTTACATACAATTCTATTTAAGGGAGTGCCGTGAATACTCTTATACTTTCCTCTCGGATCAGCATAATAAAAAGTATATTTTACAGGGTATTCAGTAAACGAACGTTTACCTTCATTGCGTTCGACAACACGGATAATATCAGCGTTTCGATCGAAAAATGCATCTACATAACTCATTGTTTTCTCCTATGTCATTTTAGGCTGACACATACCCAATTAATTCGTTTATTGGCCGAAAAAACCATCTTGTACAAGACCAGCAATGTATATAATTGTAAGTCCTGCGTTTAAAATAATCAACGACTTTTCTTTCCAAAGTATTCCTACTGCTACCCAAATACCGTTAGCAACGGTAAACGCATAACTGTAGTATGGATACATATTAAAAGCGGCCATAGTAGCGGCAATTAATAATATCGTTGTTCCTGTCCAAGCCAACCATTGATAAGGTTTAGGCTGTGTTTTTAATTCCTTCAAAGTAGTGTTTGTCATTTTGTGCCTTGTCGTCTATCCATATATCATAATGTGGTTTGTTAAACATAATAGAATCATATTTTACTTCCCACTCTTCTAATTGCCTTTGTGTGAATTGTCTCCAATCCAAATGTGAATTTGCGCCTCTTGCTGTCCAGTAATGTATTTCGTGACCTTCATCATGAAGTTTGTTGAAATGTTCAATACGTTCAGTAATAGGTTTACTATTCTCATAATCACTATCTGTAGTATAGCATATTGTATTGTCAATGTCAACTATATATTTCATTATTTTGGCCTCTAATCTTCCGAAATTGTTTGTTTTCAGGATACTGTTTGTAATATCCCTTTTCTAATAATTTGTTACTTGCTTCTTTTGTTTCATCTAATTTTTGTATTACAAATAATCTAATTGTCGGATCATTTAGATCATTTTCATAATCCATATATTTGTACTCAATAAAAAGTAAGTTTCTATCCAAAAAGTATTGTGTTCGACACAAACCAAACAGTTCTTTTCCTTCATCTGGAAATTCCACATCGTGTAGAACAACCAATACTGCGTGTTTGTCTTTTGGAAACTCAAACATTGCTTTCATGATGTCTAAGTATTGGTCAGTGTGTATCCTTGGAACATCGCTATTGGCCCAAGGACAACGTCCTTTTGCTAATTCTTCTAAATGTGTATCTAACCATTTATCTATTTTAGCAATGTCCATATTACCACCAACCTGTTGCTACACCATATCCAAATACATTTACACAACTAAAATATATTGTTAATAACATTACCCAAGCCGCTCCACGTCTATATGCGGCATAGGCTTGTGTTGTACTCCCAATAAAGAAACCAGGATATACATACAGCATATTAGGATCTCTGGCTGTTATCGCTAATGTAAGACTTGCTCCTACAGTAAAAATAAAACTAACTAATTCAAAACAAAATGCTGTTTTATCAGATCGATAACTGTTTGTCCAAAAGTCTTTGATCTTTTGCAAAATTACTTGTCCTTACCGACAGTAACTACAAGTGTTTCAAGATCATCAAACTCGTCGGCAACTTTGTGCCAATCACCTTTGTGTGCAATCTTAATTGCTTTGTTGATAAGACTTGCTTTGATATCAAGTTCTTGCGATACTGCTTTAACAGTTTCTTTCAAACCTTCTTGTAAGTCTTCTACTTCTCTCATTACGTTAGCACCTTCGTTAACCAATCTTTCAAGTTTGGCTTTTTCGTCGGCTCCGTATGTTCTGCTTGACATTAATATACTCCTATTGTTAATGTGTACTATTATATATTCACTTACATCGTAAGTCAAGTAGTTTCTTGAGACATTGCAAATAAATCGAAATATCTTTTAGTCCACCATTTTTCATTTTCTCGACTGTCAAATACAATATTTTTGGTAGCAAAATGATTTTCTCTTTCACGATATCGTACTTTGACCGGACCAGCATCTTGCCAAACATCTGCCTGTCGGTTTACTATAAATCCTCTTGGTGCAGTTGCTCCAAATCTTTTTTGGAACGGTAATTGAGCAAAGTCTAAAATCCACTTTGGTGTGACTACTACTTGATGCGTAGCAACCATGCCTCCTTGTTCGTGGTCATTATAACCAACTTTTGCATTCCAACCTTTTGTAGGATGTTTGATATCTACTTCGTACTGTTTTACGTGTGCTTCAATTCCATGAAGCCTTAATATTCTTCGTAGTGTTTGTGATAGTAAGATACATTGGTTGCCAATTTCATACAGCATATCCATTTGATACATTCTGCAATACACTGTTACAAGTCTATAATCTAAATCAACAACATCTTTACCAACGGCTAAACTATAATCCTCTGGATCAATATCCCAGTCTGGATCAAACTTCATGAGTGAGTTAAAGAGTACTCGACCTTGTTCGTCAACGTTCATTGTGTTCCTCCACAGTTAAACTTTGCGTTAACAATGAATGAACTGAACAAACTGTAACGTCACCTTATGTAAAATAGTAACCTGAGTTTTTGTCACCAGCCGTGTCGTACGCGAGCACTGTCACCAAAAGTAGGCGTTCCTATAAGTCACCGTCAATCAGTATTAACGTATAGATA